ATGTAAAAGGTGGACCAACAAACTGCATGGTATAGGCAGCTTGATCTGTTAATATTAAAATATAATCTTTACCAGAGACAGCTGTAACTATTGTGTTTCCGGTGTCCAGTCTAAATGTTCCTGCAGTATTTGTTGATAGAGGTGTATACTGATTAAAATTTTCTTGATCACTAAATCTTATAAACATTGGATCTTGTTTGTTTGGGTCTCCAACCACTGTCTCTGTACCAAAATGAACAAAGTGTCTATCTCTATCTGAAACTGCGGTAACAATAGATTTTGTAGGTGCACTTGTCATTATAGATGCTCTTTGTCCTAATGGATTTGATGCACTTGCATCCCAAGTAAATGTTTTACCATTTCTTATTGTTGCAGTTAAAATATCACCAAAGTTATCTAGAGCCCAGTTACCTGGATCTAGTATAACTGATGATACAGTTGTTTGTTGTCCCCAACCTATAAATGCAGATATTTCTGTAACTAATGATCCTGAACTATGTGCTGCTGTAGATGATCCTAATGCACCCCTAGATATACCAGTTAAATCATTAGACGATACACCAGTATAAGTTACTATCTCAGCAGTTGCACTTCCTAAAGCTCCAACTAAAATTGTTCCTCCAGTAGCTGAAAATCCAGTGGCAGATGTAAGAGTAATACTTGTACCACTACCACCAGTACCCGCACTGTCGTTTTGTAAAAGACCATTTAATGTAGTTGTTTGTGCTCCTGACACTTGTCCACCAAAAGAACCTGTACCCCAACCATAACCAGCTGTTTGTAAAATAGGTCCTATCTCTTCGTATGGATTAATAGTGGCTGCACCTGCAGCTGTCATACCAGTTCCTGATTCAACAGATGGCATTGTGACAGTAAAAGTGTCTACGGTGGCCGTTATAACTTCAAAAGCATTGTCTGTAAAATCTGTTGTTGCGTACCCTGTTGCACCACCACCAGGTAATGTAACAGCACTAAAAGTAAAATATTCTCCAACAACTAAACCATGAGCTGCTTTATTAACAGTCACGGTTGCATTGTTATTGGTAGATGTAAAGGTAGCTCCAGTGATAGCAGTTTGTAATGGTGTGATATCATAAAATGCACCACCATAATATATAACTAACAATTTAGATGTTCCTATTGCTGCATATTTTCTTCCTTCAAGATCTGTAAAAGAATGCTGTGCTCTTGCTGGACCTGATAAAGTTTTTTGACCAATAGCTGTAAATCCACCAATTTTTTCAGGTTGACCATATCTAAATCTTACAAAATCACCGTCAATCCATTTACCCTCTGCACCTGACGGTGTATCAGTTTTGTCAAACCCAGGAATAATTTTTACATTTGTTAGAGCCATTATAAAACCTTAATAAATCTGTAAACTATTTCACCATCTCCACCAACACCACCATCGGTAGATCCAGCGTTAACTTGTGCAGCACCTCCACCACCACCTGATCCTCTTGTCCCTGGTCCACCATTTGTACCTGCACCTGATGAACTACCTGCTGTACCACCAGCAATATTAGAGTCATATGATGCACCACCTGAAAATCCATCAATTCTACAATTGTCACCTCCACAATTTCCTGAACCTGATAAAGAACCAGCAGATCCATTTCCTGAATCATTAAAGGTTCCTGAAGGTCCAGAAGTTAATGTTGTAATACTTTTTGTTTGACCATCAGAGTCTCTAAAATTACCTGTAGATAAAGTTGATGCAACAGTTGCAGTACCTGCTGTTCCAGCATTGTTAGTTCGTAGTGGTCCTTGTACACCTCCACCTGTACCTGATGATCCCCCACCACCAGTTAACACAAATAAAGATCCTACTTCTGCACTTGATAATGTCGTGCTAGTACCTGCACTTGCAGTTCTAGGTTGTTTAAAATTTGCAGTTTGATTTCCTGCAGCACCACCAGACCCTATAGAAAATGTTAGTGTGTCACCTGCATTCAATGAAAAAACTTTATCTGATACATAACCACCAGATCCTCCACCTGCTCCAGCAGATTCTCCACCTGCTTTATCGTAATCTGCTCCACCGGCTGCACCTCCACCACCACCTACAGCTGCTTGTACATGTAATGCGTTAGCGTTTGCTGGAACTGTAAAAGTTCCTGTGCCAGATGATAGTGTAACAAAAGATGTGGCTTGAAAAGCTGAAAAAACTAATTTAAATGTGCCACCCACATTCGCATATGCAGCATTGACTTCTTGAAACGTTCCAGAAACGTTTCCATAAATTTGTTGAGCATTTTTAAATTCAGTTCCATTGTGAACATAAGTTTCTGCCATTTAATCCTCATTAACTATAGACAAACCATAAATCTCCATCTGCACCACCAGCAGGTGTTATGTTAGTTGTAATTGTAAATTTTCTTAAAAGTTTATCTGATGTAATTGCATTGTTACTTATTTTTGCAGTGGTAATTGCAAGATCACTTACTTTTACCGTAGTAATTTGGTTATCAGAAATTTTAGCTGTAACAATTTGATTATCAGAAATTTTAGCAGTTGTTATTGCATTGTCAGATATAGAGGCAGTATTGATTACGCCACCAAGTGTATCCAATGCTATTTCATTCATATTAGTGCCATCAGTAAAAGCTAAATGAATTTTACCTGCATCTGTTTGAAATCCAGTTCCTGAAGCTGTTTTAAAAGTTAATGTGCTTGACCCATGTGTAGTATTATCTTGCACGATGTACATTTTTTCTATGCTATTTGGTATCGTAACATTAGTGTTATCTGTCAAACTACCACCAAATCCTAATACCATATTTCTAGCTTGTGATATTGATCCATCTGACATCGCTAATGCAATAGTTGCAGTAGTTACACTTATACTTTCGTAACCTGCAATAGCTTGTTCTGCTAATTGTAAATTTGTGTTTGTTTTTGTACCCCAGATACCAGCGTTTTCACCGGTAGCCATAAGTTCTAATTTTAAGTCTGTAGAAAATGTAGATGCCATAAATTATATTATATTTTGATTACGCAGCAATATCAACCTCAACCCATACATTAGATACTGTAGTATCTACCTCTGACCAAGCTATTGATCCAACAGTACCTACGTTTAACGTCATATTTTGACCAGTTACATCAACTGGTGTATTAACTTCTACTGCAACATTATTTAATGATACGTTCATATTGATGCCAGAAGGCTCAACTGTTACATCTATAATTGCCTCTTCTTCACCTAAAGTAGTCGTAATAGCTTGACCCGTTAATTCTACTGAACCATCAATTGCAAAAGCTAAAGTTCCTGTGCTTATGTTAATATTTTGTGAATCTAAAAGCTGTGCTGTAACAGCATCTACTGTGCCAGTAGACATGTTCATGTTTATGCCATTTAATTCAACAACTGGAGAACTAGTAATACTTAATGTACCTGTTGATACAGATATTGTTTCACCCTGTACTACCTCAGTAACAACGTCAGCTTTGATACTGAACGGACCGATTGAAGTGGTCATTTGAATACCAGTTAATTCAATATCAGGATCTACTTGTATTTGTCCGGTAACCATTGGTGCTTGAACACCAGTAAGTTGTACTGAACCAGAATTTGTTTGCGTAATAGTTCCAGCGTTAGCTGTAACTTGTAAACCAGTTAATGATACAACCGTAGTTGGTGTACCAAGTGATGCTATTGCATCTTGAGCTATTGCTGTAATTCCTAATGCCATAATATTAATAGTGCAGGGGGTGGTGATTGGTGGTAAACCCCCCACACAAGCGGATTATATCATCTCTGAAACCAAGAAGGAAGACCAAGATGTGGTCTTTTATCGAACATATTATCTTTAGCTCCAGGTGTTTTACGATTATTGTAATGTAAAAATACTTGGACACATTGTTTACCTTTAAATTTTTCTCTCCAGTGTTCTAACTCACATCCAGAATAAACTAACATATCTCCTTGTTTTAAATCTATTTTGATGCCTTTTTTACCGACTTCTCCAGATGGTTCAAGATATATGGGCCAGTCATCACCAGCTAAATTCATAGTGGTAGATATTTCACAACTAAATCTATCTTTATGTCTTTTTAGTTCATCACCTTTTTTATAAATTCTTGCATAAGTATAAGCTGGGTACAATTTTAAACCTGTCGCTTTTTCCATACCTGGCTGACATTTAAGTAATAAAGTTTCCATAGCCATATTAGCATATTGAGAATAGGTGTTTGGTATCTGTTCATTCTCCCCTTCATAATATCCTATGATAGTTTCAAAAGGTGAAAAGTATCTTGATTGTCTACAAGTATCATAAACTTGTTTTTGCATTAAAAAATAATTTGCAACAAAAGATGCTAGGTCTTTTGATATTGCTTGACGGATAACTGTATATTTTTTCTTTTTAAACATCTTTAGCCATTTCTTTTGGCACTGCTTGTATGTTCCAATGTATAAATCTAAATGGTTCAATACCAAAATCTACTGCATATTCGTGTTCCAAATATCCTGGAAATATAATTAATGTTCCTGGTTTTGGTTTAAGATGAAATTGTTCGTGACCTGGCCATACACCTTTTAAGTCTGGTTTCATTTTTAATTTTGTGCATCTTGCACCAGTCTTTGGCTCGTGAAATACAGGGTATGATGTTTTATCACTACATTTCAAAAAGTAAAAACCAGATACGTGTTGATTCCAATGTATGTGTGCTGCATGATGACCACCGCCTTTCTTAGCAAACTCTTGCACCCATAACTCACTAAACAAAGTTGTATATTGAGACATATCATAACCTTGATGATCTAAATACTCCCAAGACTTTTGACCAATGTAATTTCTAAAATCTAAAAAATCATTATCAGCTGTAAGAGGTGTTGAGTGATATGATCTTCCAAAATCACCATGTTCTTTTATAAATTTTTTTTCTCTTTTACGAGCATCTTTAATATATTTGTTACTCGCTTTATTTAATGACTTAACAAATTCTGGTTTTTCCTCACTCCATATTATAGTTGGAAAATAACTATTTATATACATTATCTAAAAGGCCTCCCTAAATGCCATACCACAAGACTATATCTTGTGCCTGATGTTACTGGTTTAACTCTATGCCACACAAAACTAGGAAACACAATAATAGATCCTTTTGGTAATATCTCTTTACATTGTATTCTATGTTTTGATTCATCTCGCATATGTGGATCATAGTTTCTAAAATCAAATTCTAATTCACCACCTTTGTATTCTGAACCATCTGTTAACTGACAAGTCATAGATAGTTTTCTTATACGACCATGCTCAGGGTGGTTTGGATCTTTACGATCATAAGGTTTATCCCAACTATCACAATGCCAATCATAATATTGATTTAATTTGTATTTTGTAAATTGACAAGATTCACTTCTTTCCCAATCAAAGTTCCAACCTGCATTTCTGTTTGCTTTATGTACATAAGGGTGTAATTCTTTATATATCCAAGTATCATTTAACCACACTAAATCAGAGTTTCTTTTTCTTTTTAAATCTAATACTTCTTGTTTGTTCAATTGTTTATCACCATAACCACCTGTTCTAGCCATAACTTCTTTTTGTTTATTAGCATAGGCTATAACATCATCACAAAATTTAGGCGTTAGTGCACCACTAAAATACCAATAATAATTAGATATATTCATATGTTATAGTTTGCACAAAATTCAAACTATCCTTTTGATTATTAGTTAAGTAATACATACAAGTTGATGGAAACATTATAAATTTATTATTTTTTAATGATATATCCCAGGTTCTACCTTTACGCCTGTTATCTTCATAATGTATTCGAACCATACAATCTTTTACATTTATACCATAAAGAAGCGTATAATCAGGTGAGTTCCTTAAATCTATAGGATCTATATTTAGTAAAGGGATTGTAGTTTCTTGAGGTTTGTACATATTACCCCAAGTTTCTTTATTAACTAACTTAAATTCATATTCTAAATTTATATGATCTCGCATATAAGTATTCAACATATCCCAAGTTCGTGAGAATGGAAAAGGTGAGTTTGTAACTTGTGATTTTAAAATATCTGATTGTAATTTATTACGGTCAATATCCCAATCTTTGGGCATATTTACATTACCAAAATATAATGCTACTTCAGATAATACATTCTTTTGCATACCACCACTTATACATAAGTTGTTGTTTTATTCTATAGAATTATTCAAATCCCAAGACTGCCCTGATTCATTCCAAATATAAGTCCAACTATGTGTACCAGCTTCATTTTGTGATTCTTGTTCTGCAGTTAATGCAGGAGCATCACCAATTGGTGATTTCCAATTAGCTGTAGTTATATCTTTTACCCAAGAAGCAAATGGTTTTTTAGGCCAAAAGATTTGATTATCTTCATCCCATTCATAACCTATACCTGCATAGTTACCTCTAAATGCTTTAGAGTCATCGCCTGAATTATGTTTGTTACCTGTTGTATTATAAGATGTCTGAATCCACATTTGTGAAGGCCAATTATTGTGTCTTTCTAACCACTGTTGACCTACTGATTCATCTTCAACACCATCAGCGTTTAACATCTTATCGTTATCCATAGTTAATACTTGAATAACTTTTCCGTTAGCTCCTAGTTTTGCAAAATGTGCCATAATTAACTCCTATTATATATTAATTTTAAACTTCAGTAAATACATTCTAATTTTGAAATTTGTATCTAATCATAACAACTCCAGGACCACCTGCTCCTCCAGAGTGAGGTCCGCTACCAGATCCACCACCGCCACCACCAGTGTTTGTTGATCCCGCTGTTCCATTACCACCTTTATTTCCTGCTCCACCACCACCAGCACCACCAGAACCAGCACTTCCATCAGAATAAGATCCACCTCCACCACCACCTGCAAAGTATCTTCCATTAGGTGCTAATGGACTTGGTGATTGACCATAACTCGGAGCTGTTGGTCCAATAAAATTACTTGGAATATTTGATCCAGCTCCACCATTTAAGCCATTGTGAATAGGAGATTGAGCAGCTGTGGGAAAAGGAGAAGCACCTGCTCCTCCACCACCTGTTCCGGATCCTCCAGATGAAGGATGTCCTTGAAGTGCATCATTTCCTTGTGGGGGTGCTACTGGAGGAGTATTACCTGTTCCCATTGCACATGCATAATAAGCCCCACCACCAGATCCTCCTGGTGCTGCAGGGTTGTTAGGAGATGGTGCAGGATTAGGATAACCTGATCCGCCTCCACCACCTGTTGATGTAATTGTTGAAAATACTGAACAAGCACCTCTTGATCCGTGACTTGTGGGTGCACTACTTGCAGGTCCTGCAGCTCCACCAGCACCAACTGTAACAGGCATCGCTCCTGGTGTAACAGCTAAACCGGCAGGAGCATTTATAGTTCCTCCTGGTCCACCATTAGAAGGTGTTAAACCTGAATTAGGAAGAGCAGTAAAGGATCTCCAGCCTCCACCTCCACCACCACCTCTTCCACCACTACCTGGACTATTTGATCCCGCACCACCTCCACCACCTGCTACTACCAAATATTCTACTTTGTCACTTCCCGCTGCATTACCAATGTTAGAAACACAGAAAGTTCCAGGTCCTGTAAAAATATGAATTTTGTTATCACCACAAGTTATTGTTGTATTACCACCAGTGGCTGCTATGTATTGAGGTGCTGTAGCTTCTGATTGTAAACCTGAATCTGTTACTAGCCATCCTCTTGTTGAATCTATAAAAACTAATGTAATTGCTAAACCTTCTGTATTTAAAACTACATTATCAGTCTCTCCACCAATTTTATCCGAACCATTTTGAACTAGTGTAAGCGCTGCAGTATCAAACGTATTTCTATAATCTTTGAAACCAACTACTGCTCCTGCAGTTCCTGCAGGAAGATTAGCTGATATTGCTCCACCATTTGTATCTACGAAATACCCTTCACCTGCTACTGCTGTAAAATTTGTTGTCTTAACTGTTGTTTGCCAATTGACAGCACCTGTCGCTCCAAAACCATTTGCAGTTCCATTATTTGTAATTGTAACACCACTAGGAATTGTAAATGTATCTCCACTATCTCCTAATGTGGTTGTACCACAATTTGCTCTTGGACTAATTTTATTTACTTTTATTTCACTCATAATTATTGATATTTATACCTTATTACTACTATACCAGAACCACCGTTTCCTCCACCATTATTAGCAG